CAAGGTTCTAACGTCTGGGCGCAGTCGCACCAGGAATGGCTTTAATTCGGTCATTGTTTGCCTTATTTAGTTGAGATATCTGATTGTAGACTAAATATAGCGTAATAAGATTAGGGTAAACACCTACGAAATAATGCAAAAAAACTACATTTAGTTCTTGACATGGGTTTTGGGTGTGGTAAATTAATACCTAAGCGATATCGCTTTTAACCACCCAGATAGAGGAGTTAACATGAAATACAAATATAACGATGGCGGCAGGCAGGCAGCGGGATACAAAGGCGCTGCTAGTGATTGTGGAGCCAGAGCAATAGCAATAGCTTTAGGCATGGATTACAAAGCAGCCTACAGCCTTTTAGCCCAAGCAAACAAAGACATGGGCTTTGCAAAATCCGCAAGAAACGGAATACATAAAAATATCTATGATGCTGCCCTTAACAAATTGGGATGGACATGGGTATCAGCACCAAAATTCCAAGGTAGGAAAGCCAAGTGTTCAGATATGCCATCTGGCATTGTGATTGCCAGGCAAGCTGGTCACTTTGTAGCTGTAGATAACGGCATACCCCAGGACACATGGGACAGCTCCGAGAAGATGGTTTATGGTTACTGGGTAAAGGCTTAATCATGTACGTTACCTACTACAGAGTATCAACACAGCGCCAAGGCCAATCAGGTCTTGGCTTAGAGGCCCAGCGTTCTGCCGTACAGGCTTACCTTGCTGGCAAAGAAATCATTGCAGAGTTTACTGAGGTTGAGTCTGGCCGTAAGACAGACCGCCCACAGTTGGCAGCAGCTCTAGCCTTGGCTAAGAAACAGAAAGCCACACTCGTTATTGCTAAGTTGGATCGTCTCGCTCGTAATGTTCACTTTATCTCTGGCCTGTTGGAGTCCAATGTTCAATTCGTAGCAGCTGATATGCCAGAGGCAGACCGCACATTCCTACAGATGGCTGCTGTGTTTGCTGAGTGGGAGGCCAAGAAGATATCTGAGCGTACCAAATCAGCTCTAGCAGCTGCCAAAGCTCGCGGTACTGTCTTGGGTTCACCAGCTCCACAGATCGGTTCTCAGGCTGGTTTGAAAGCAATTAGCGACCGATGTGAAGCATATTGCAAAAAAGTCGCGCCTTCTTTGCAAGATATTGTCAGTAAAGTCGGAACCAATCTGCGTACAGTTGCAGCCGAGCTAGAGATACGCGGTATCAAGACCGCCACAGGTTTAGATGTATGGCATCCCGCCCAGGTAGGCAAACTATTAAGGAGAGTGCAATATGCTTGATTTAATCAATACTATTCTTGCCCTGATGTACATCACAGGCACCTTGCTTGTGATTGCTGGGCTGGTCTTGGGTATCTGTGCTGTTGTGCAGAACACCCAGTTCTACGCAAGATGGCAGCGCAAGCGCAGAGAGCGCATGGCCGAGAAATTTATGGAGAGTCTAAAAAAATGAAAGCATGGAACCAACACAACCAATCTTCCAAAGACTTGTACAAGTACAAGCCGGAGGACAGCATCCTTGACCGCGTTATCGCCACAGTCTCGGTCATTGCATTTATCTTAATCGTGGCACTTTCTTAGGAGAACTATGTCTTTTCAGGATATCAATAAGCACTATGTGCCATCGCAGAAAACAGATGTGATGGCCACATTTATCAAGCATGGATTCCAGCCCCCATCAGAATGTATTAAGTACCAAAAGAAATGGGAAATGTACCGCAACTTACTTTCAAGGAACGAAAAACGTGAGCAAAAATGATACGCAACTTCAAACAATATTGGCGCACCTTAAAAAGAAGAAATCGTCTGGGATTACTTCTTGGGATGCTATTACCAATTATGGCATTACTAGGTTGGCACACTACATACACCTCCTTAGAGGAAGAGGTTATGAGATTGCTGATGAGTTCGAGCATGATGGCCTAGATCGAACCCACAAGTGGAAACGATATTGGCTTATGAGTTCACCAACAGCTGTAGCTAAAAAATAATAAGGAGAATTACATGGTAGGAAAGGTCACCCCTAACGATATGCTCTCTGCAAGCCGCCTCCCAGCGGTCTGCGGCATGAGCCAGTATCGGTCACCGAATGACGAGCTGCTCGCAAGTATTGCAGCCATCGATGGTAAGGAATTAGAAAACATCAGCAACGAGTCAATGGATTGGGGCAACAAGCTAGAGCCAACCATACTGACCGAGGCAGCGCATAGGCTTGGCTGCCACCAACTGGAGATTAACCACGAGAAACCATACTTTCACGATAAGTGGCCAATATCATGCAGTCTGGATGGCACCGCCACAGGATCCATGGAGGAGGTCTTCACCGATCCAGAGCGTGGCATCTATGTGGTGGGTCAGCATAGTATCAAGCTAGAGGGTACAGGAGTGCTGGAGGCCAAGCTAACCGCAATGGATGCCGAGGATGTCTTGCCCTTGTACAGAGGGCCAATCCAACTGCAAGCTCAGATGGCTATCACTAAGGCATCGTGGGGCGCTATCGCTGTGCTGTATCGCGGCACAGAGTTGCGGATCTTTCTGTTTGCGCCACACGCAGAGACCTTGGATCTCATTGAGAGAACTTGTAAGGACTTCCAAGATCGGCTGGATCGGTACAAGAATACTGGTGGCATAGACCACTACCCAGCTATTAATCCAAAGGATGCAGCAAGAACTTTCTCGGCTGGCTCGATTGATGAGCCTGTAACCTTGGATGATTATGGGTATGAGTTGGCAAAGTTAATCTTGGAAAACAAGCAGAAAATTTCAACGCTTGAAGAAGAGAACCAAAAGGCACAGACAGAAATTATGAATATTATGAAAAGCCATACTGTAGCCATCGCTGGTAACTACCAGATAACGTGGCCACAACGTAGCTACAAAGCTCAGTTAGCCAAGATTGTGCCAGCCAAAGAGGCTTACACAATTCGTCAATCAACATTAACCATTAAAGGTCTTAAATGAAACTAATCGCAACCGCTATGGTCAAGGCACAGAAAGAATTTGGCCCAGCTCTCAAGTCATCTACCAATCCATACTTCACATCCAAGTACGCTGACCTGGCTGCTTGTGTGGAGGCGGTCATTGATGCGCTCAATAACAACGGCATCGCTTTGATACAGAAGTGCCACGAGTCCGATACAGGAGTCAATGTAGAAACATTGCTACTGCATGAGAGCGGTGAGTCTCTCTCCTGTGGAGTGTTGCACGTTCCAGCCAGCAAGCAAGACCCCCAAGGGTATGGATCAGCTCTGACCTACGCTCGCAGATACAGCCTCATGGCTGCCTGTGGTATAGCACCAGAGGATGACGATGGTAACGCTGCCTCTAGAACCGCTAGAAACCCCCTAGATTCGATTCCAAAGCTCGCTGGGGTACCTATCCCTACACCCACACCGAAAGTTGATCTGAACTCGATTAAAGAGGACATCCCTAGTAGCGTAAAAACAACACTTCCGACCCCAGGCTCAGTTAGGCTACAGATACCCGGCAAGGATGCCATCGAGTGTAAGAACATTGAAGAGTTTATTAGTAGCTACAACACAGTTGCGGATAAAGTAGCCAACTCCAAGCTGGCTCTAGCTGATAAACAAAAGAAACTGCTTGAGTTCAACACGCTGAATAAGGACACCATCGAGATGCTCTCGCCCATCCAGATGGTCATAATGACCAGCGCAAAGCAGAATCGTAAGAAAGTATTAGATGGTGTTGCTTAACTAAATACTCTCGTGCCAGCCTTGTCAATGACAAGCGCTTGGCCACGAGGTTTGTCAGCGGCCTGATTGGTTACGCTGATATGAGTCCAAGAACCAAACTCTTCAATAATCTGGTCAAAGGGTAGGCCAGCTGCGATACAGGCAGTCACCACTTGTTTGGGTGTCATGCCTGGCACCCGCAGATCAGCAGCACAACCGATACGATGCTGGCTGCTGTCCTTGCTACCAACAGAATCATTCACAGCCTTGGATCTAAACCCTGAGTTAATCATAATTGGTTTGTTAAGCAGCTCTCGCACTTGTTCTAGCAATGCAGCCAGCCTTGTTAGGTTAGCAATCTCAGTAGCATTAGGAGTGTTGTCTAGGTTCTTGCGCTCTGCTACTTCAGAGTGAGTCAGTTCTTCAAGGGTAAAATTAGGACTTAGATTCATTTTTAGCTTTCATATCCATAATCTTTTCAAGGGTGCGACCACCAAAATACGCACTCATTATCAACATACCCCATTGACCCAACAGATTTACATATGACTCTTTAGCATCGTAGCCAAAAGCAGACATCATTGCAAAAAGAAAATAACCAACAAAAATAGCAACCAAAGACATAGGGCGTATATTTTTAGATAACCAAGAATCACTAGCAAGGTCAGCTTTCCATCGGTCAGATATATTATTCTGCTCATTCATGTCAGCGTTTAATTCAGCTAACTTACCCTCTTGCTGCATCTGTAACAACTCTTTCTGAGCCTTGGCTTTAGCCTCTGGATCAGGAATAAATTTATCTAGGACTTTCATCCCAACGTCAAACAAAGCCATTAGCGGTAACATATTATCTCCATCGTCCCCAAGTACATTCGTAAGCTATCCAAGTTGCAAAGATATAGCATAGCGCCATAACACTTTTCATCACCCGTCTATCGTTCTGCTCTAAATACTTATCTTGCCGCTCTTCCCATTGCTTTCTTGCCTTAATGTTTTGTATCTCATCCCACGCTTGTGATCCATACTTCTTGGATATTTCGTGTTTAATCTTTTCTTCAGATTGCTTGGCTAACATTAGCCTTTGGAACTCATCAACTGCCTCAATGATGGTAGTGGTATCAGCACTAACAACCCTTGACTTCTTTCTTGATTCAGTTCTTTCTTTTGCTGCTTTGTCAGCGACTGCTAATACACCATCGATTGCTTTACTTAACTCTTCGCTTGCTTTTACAGACTCATTGAGAGTCTTTGTAACTTGTTTAGTACCACTAATAATTCCGAATGGGTCTGACACATCAGGAGCCTATCTTAATGTGACCCATCCCAGCTAGGAATGTAACAAGGCCAACTGCTCCAACTCCAACAATCCAAAAGAACTTGGTGACCACAGACTTACCGATATTGGTATAGACCTTCTCAATGACTCGCTCAGTTACTTTCTCAACGATATCCTCAATCTCTTTTTCGGTAAGCTGTGTCATAGTAATCACGCTTTCTTACGTACGTTTTTGCGTACTACTTTCTTGGCAGCCTTACGAGCTGGTTTAACGGCAACTGGTTTCTCAATTGGGAACTCAAGCGTTGCTCTAGGAACAAAGCCAAAGCGATCTAGGATCCATGTAAAAATAAAGTTCATAGTTCGCCCCATTAATATTCAGCATTGAATGCAATAAATGACGTTGCTAGATTAGTAATTAAAGATAAATTATTACCACCAGCAGTCATAGTAGTGGTTGTTGTTACATCAACCACACCAGTACTGCTTGTTGAATACGAATTAATTGTTGGTGCTGCTGTAATACTTAAATTAGGAGTGGTATCAAAGTAAACAACAGCATAATTATCTGTAGTTGAATTAACCTCTAATAATGGAACCACTCTCATTTTTTCTGGAAAATCTAATGTAAATGATGCTCCAGAAGTTCCCCTTCTATATCCATTAGCCAATAACATTTTGGGATAATCTTGTGGAAAAATTTTGTAATAATACCTATTGCACAAATTTTGTTCTACTGTAATTGGCCTGTAATTGAATGTAGTATTGTATGATCCAACCTCCAATTGAACACCAGTAATTTGCCACGTTGCTCCGGAGTAGCTAACAATGTTTGTTTGACCAGCAGCTCCATTATAAGTTGTTGGATACCAAGATCCAGCAGTTGCCGTAGTTGTTGCAGCATGACTAAAGTAAACGTTCATTCCAGCAAGATGGTCAGATCTCCATGTTCCAGAAGTTTCTTTTGGAATTGATACTGTTTTAAATTCCCAAGTGTTTGCTGCATTTATGGTGTAAGAAAATACATACGACCTAGCTGGAGTTGCTGCAGCATTATTTATATTTCCACCGAACATTCCTGTTCTAGATGATTTAACCCAGAAAGAAAGCATTAAATTTTTAGCAGCCGATGTACCAAAAGCAAAATCAGAAATATTATTTCCTTCAATTGTTTGTGAAGTCCAAATAAAATTATAAGATCCAAGAGCTGTTACTGTTAGTTTTAATGATTTTGTAAATCCAGTTGGAGCATCAGAAACAACTTGCATTGATATGCTTGTTGCGTAACCAACTTGATTAGACGTTACCCATCTATCACCAATAAAATCTGTTGTCGAACCAAATGTTCCTGTTATTGACTTACTTGCTCCAGCTTGCTTTTGGTCAATTAAAAAGTTGCCATTAATAATTCTGTTTTTGAATATAAAGATTCCATTTTCAATGGCACTTTGTACATCATTTGACGTAGCACTAGATCCTGGTGATGCTATCGGGTTTCCATTGTTATCAAAAGCCAAGTATTTATTTGCTCTACTATCTCTTGACGGCAGAGTCATATTAATATCAGTTGGATCTATTGCTGGTGCTTTAATAGAACGCTCTGCTGTTTCAGCTACTTGCTGTGCATAGATTGTCTGAGAGTCTAGGTCAGTATTGAGGGTACTGGCGAACAAGTCACCGCCTGTCGTATAGTCGCTAGTGCGTTGAATTGCTCTTGCGCCAACAATTGCTATATTGCCGGTGCCAGCGGTTACTAGGGTAATTGATCCTGTGCCGTTAGCATTAATGGTTACGCTGTAATCTGTGGTCAGAGTCAGTAATGTACTGCCCCGATATACAGCGATATCGGTATTGGCAAGAACTTCAAACGTAAACGAGTATGGCCCGACACCAGTATTGGTGTAGACCACTCGTCTTGCTACGTTAGATATCGCATAATCAGCCATAATATTTCCCTAATCTAGTTGATTTTTTCATAAAAGTCTATTACCTATTTTGGTAAACCATATATTGGCAATTTGGATTCTGCCTCTTGCGCCCTAATAGATATCGCTGGGAAACGCTCTAACATATCTTCTTTTGCTAGGCTTACAAATTCCCTGTATACCTCTCGGATTGCCTCTTGTTGCTCATTCAATCCAAGTGATTTAAAGCCAGGCATCTTGGCTGTTTCAACAATAGCCTTCTGTACCTTATTGCCACCTACGTCAACCTTACCTATTCTGTTCAGCATGAACTGATACTCTTCTGGGGTCAGCTTTACTTTAACGTCACCAACATCAACGATACGCTTTGGCATTTGGATAGGTAGGCCAAGAGCAATAATCACCTTATCAGATGTTCTCTGCTTGCTTTCCATATACCGGACACCAGACAGAGATGATAGGGCTGGGTTTGCTGGGTCAGCTCTATACATTTCTTCTCCAAACAAATCATATTTTTCTGGCAAATCTTCTGATAACCCTGGTGTTCTAGACCTGTAATAGTTCAGCGCCTGTCTAATTCCTTTTAACAAAATATTGTCATTAGGATCTCCACCAACATCCCTAGATAGAGGATCGGTTACCCTTGCAACCATTCCCCTAGCAGAACTAAATAGACCAGCTGGAGAACCCTCTATCGCATACTTAGCAGTAGACTCAACTAAAGTTGTAATGGCAGCCTTAAAGGATGCTTTTGGATTTTCAATGGTTGTTGTAAATGCACCAGTAACAGAGCTTAGAGCTGTTAACCAAGGCTGGTTGCCAACGTAGTTGTATAGACCCCATACACCACCCAACATAATTTGGGCAACCTTATCGTCATCATCTTCGTAGCGAGCGTATTCAACAGAATCGGCAATCATTGCCATAGCACCAGCTATTGGATCCAATCCTCTAAATGGTATATAGAGCTTGTTGTCTTTTCCAATTGATGGATCCATACCAGTTTTACCAAGCCAATCAACAAACTCCTGATCCCACTCTCCGTCAGAGAATACAAAAGAGTATGGCCTCCAACCGCTTGCTAGGTATACGGACTTTAGGTTTTGGTTTGCTGGGCCACCGCCAGTTACTCGGCCATCTGCAACCATAGATCCAACACCAATCATAATGCCAGACCCCATGCCCCACTTAGCCATAGCCAGTTCACGCTTTGCCCCGCCCTCTGCCATATCTTTTCGCCATTGGCTAGATAGGGGTGCAATCATGCTGTTCTGCATTGATTCGCTTGTAACCCAAATTGGGGTCTTAACGAATGGCAAATTAATTCTGCCAATCAAGCTCTCGGATGCCAACTCTTGGATTGCTTTTGCTTTACCAGTTAACGCTCTGCTAAAGGTAAGCATATGGCTAAAGTCTTTGGCCACATCTTCTACCTCTTTGGGTGTGTTAGCAAACATATCACCCATAGCTTTTAAGCCAATGTCTTCAACCTCATCACCAGTTTTGCCGTCTAATCTAGCCTGGCGCTTGGCTTTCTCTGATGCTCTAAAAGCATTAGCGTATAGCTCTGCTCTATATCCTAAAAACTTAGTTACCTCGTCCATTGCCATAATGGGTCTGTTACCAAGAACCGATGCAAAGGTAGCGTATCCGTTTATACCTTTAAAAAAGGTTTCATCTTCTATGCCCAATGGTTCTGTAACCAACTTTTTAAAATAACCTTCTGGCGGCCCATAATCTTTAGCGTTAAATCTACCAGTTTGCGATTCAAATCTTAGGCCAGCATCGCTTAATAAGTCTTGCCCTTCACGCATCTCTTTAGTTGTATTTGTTTTAAGGGCAACCCATCCAAGCCTCATTGCATCTCTAAATGAATGAATCATGCCAGCAAGCATTGCTGCGGCCTCGCCCATTTCAACTTCTGCTTGAAATCCAAAACTTCTTTTTATGGATCCAGCTATACCAGCCAACTGTCTAGTGGCTAACGTGCTAGTCATAAATGCCACAGTTGATGTCGCATTAACAAGGTGTGTGCCTGTTGCTGAAAGCAAGCCATTTTTATAGGTTAGATCCCACAGATCACGCAGTAATCCAACCTTAGATACTTTGTTTAATAAACCCTCTTTTGCTGTTGTTTCAAGCAAATTGTCCATTGCACCCATTAGCTCAACAAGACCCTTGTCCGTCTTTGGATCAGCTAACAGCCTCTTCATTTCATCAGAGTTTGGGGCTGGGATAATGATGTTACCAGCTGCTGTGGTTTGAGCTGCTTTGGTTCTAATGGCTGTAGCCGAATCAATAATTGCGCTCTGTAGATTTAGGCGGTAGATTAATTCAGCTTTTAGATCTTGATTAGCTGGATCAAGTGCGTTGTAGCTGCTAATCTTCTGCATAACATCATAAAACTGGCTGACGTTATTGTGCATTGCAAACCTAAAGCGCATATAGTCAACAGGCAAATCACCATACATAGCCTTTAGCTCATCCATCTCTCGTATAAAAGATGTGCCAAAGCCACGCTCTACGGCAGACTTTTGCAGCTGCTCAAAGGTAACCCTCTCAACCTCAATGCCGGATGCTCTGTTGATTGCATCTACTACCCGCTTTAGGTCATCTGAACCCTCAATGCGGTTAAGGTTTTGCAATAAGTCTGGCGGCACACCCTCGGTCTTAGCAAGGGGCAATGCCTCCTCAAACTTTTGAATTGAAATGGGCTGCTCTATGCCCTTGGCCTTGGGTACTTTTAGGGGTACATCTGTAGTTACTGGCTTAATTAGCTCTGGTGGAACAACCTCATCCACAGCATCTTTACCCTTGTTTACCAGCCCTTTGGTTTCCTTGCTAAACATCTTAGCAACACCACTAAACACTTCTGGTATTTTGCCTAACCCAGCAACCTTAACACCCTCTGATTCGTCAATATCGCTTGGCTCATACTCCAATGGCTGCACAGTACCTAGATCGATTCCAGCGCCCTTTGCGGGCATCTCAACTACTGGTTTAGGTTGTATCTCACCCTGACCAGCTAACTCGTCTAAGCGCTCGTTAAGTGGCTTAATGGACATTATTGTTCTCCAATGGCCATACCACCTGGCTGACCTGTTACGCTAGTTGTATTTCTTTCGGCAGCTCTGCCTCGTTTTCCGCTCCCCATGTCTCCGGGATTCCCTCCGGGTACGCTAGACCCAGATAGTTTTCCCTGGTCAGCGGTAGGCTGAATTTCTTGAGCAGCTCCAGAACGTAGTCCACTTCTTTCCCACTCTGGGGGGTTGATTCCATTTGCTGATTTGAATACTTCATCCCTAGCCTCCGTTTGAGATATCTGTCCTTTTCTATATTTTAACCAAATACTATCAATTAGTTTAGAATTTTTTTCATTTTTAAATGTATCTGGGAATAGGCCTCTTACTGCCTCCCATGTAATGGACTGCATTTCTCTTGGCAATACCCCACGCTCTTGAGCTGCTCTACGATAAGCCTCTGCATAAAGTCCGTATGTACCTTGCACTCCAGTTACAGAGCTATTTTTTGGCCCAACCTGACCAAGCATATTTGAGCCAAAATTATGAGCTACTTCTGTAGATGCTCCAGACAAAGGTCTTAGCAACCCAGCAGCAACAGCGTGAGTATCAACAGTTACATATCCAGCCGGATTAGTTGGATCATAAATATTGTTGTAGAAATTGCGAACCTTATGTTGCTGTCCAAGGTTATTGCTAATATTTGCTAATGTTGGGTTTTCAAAAATGTTAATTGCTTTACCAATTTCGTTTAAAGAACCCCAGCCAGTTTTGTATGGAACACCCTTGTCAGTCAACCTAACTCCGGCAAACGTGCCTTCTGGGTTTACGATTTGATGTTCACGAGGATTATATGCTTGGTCATAAGTACGCAACCACATAGCCTTTAATCCTGGATCATCTAGCTCTGCTAATGTTTTCCCACGAATTGCATCAACCATTGGTGCGTATTGTGGCTTGGCCCAAATTATCTTGGCCATATCATCCATTGAGCTATCCCATTTAAAGGATTGCTTATTGGTCATTGTGTCTAGAACACGTTCACCAAGAGACACATTCATAAACCAATCTTTTTGTGGAGACAATACAGCTAGTACACCAGAAATTGCATTGTCATTGGCTCCATATTTTCCTGTCCAATCGTCTACAATATTACGAGCGCCATCGTACCAGAGCTTACTGCGTTGACGAGTTTGATCTGGAACCTTGTCATATAAATACAAAAGGTTATCTTTTACTTCTGCAATAAAATCTTCTGCACGTTTTTCTGGGTTTCTTGCTTTAGAAACAAAATTAGGATATTGCTGAACTAAACCCATGTTGTGCTTAAATGCTTCTGGATCTTTTTTAATTGCCTCAAAATCAACAATTAAATTAGATGCTAATGGATCTTCTGTTGCTTTAACTGCTGTTGGTAGGCGGGTACTTACAACATTTGTTCTTGGCCCTACTGGTGCAATATCAGCAATACCACCAATAGAACGCATATATCCCTCTGCCATTTCAGCAGCCTTTGGCGCTACGGCTTGACCAGCTTTAACAACACCCTTACCAGCAACTTTTGCGGCAGCCCCAGCAATCGGTGCAATGTTTAATAGCTCAAATGCTGGGTCTGGCTTAATGCGTGTTGTGCCTGAAATAAAGCCACCGGCTCCCTCAATAGGGTAAAAACCTAGAGCCATATCCTCCAATACTTTGCCTGACTCGCCAACTGTTAGATCCTTGAGAGATATCCTACCCAATACTGGTATATCAATCCCAACCTTATCAAGCTGTACACCAGCCTTAGTTAGCAGCTCACCAATATATCCCAATGCCTCTTGGGCTTTATTCTGTGGAATTGGTCTAGCTACACCAAGCTCTGGCTGAACGTCTGTCCTAACTTGTTGTGGCTGAAATCCAGACACAGTAACTTGACCAGTAGGCTCGGCAGTAGGGGCTGAGGCCAGCATAGTATCTTGAGTTTGTACTTCTTCCTCAACATCTGGATACATATTGTTTAAATATGCATCAACGTAGGTTTGTTCAAATTTAGAATAAGCCATTATTGCTTTCTCAATATTTCTTGCTGCCCAGTTAAGTAGTTGTATTGGTTTTGATTAATAATATTTTTGCTTAATAAATCGTCTAAATTAGTATCCGCATCAATAGAAAATCCAGCAGTAACCTTTCCCTTTCCTATTAACTCGGTTTTTACAACATCATTAATTTTTGATTGAGCAGTAGTTTTTGTTACAGTTTTGGCAACAGTATTGTTATATCGCTCTATTGCAATATCTGAAGTTCTTCTTGGATCAAAAGATCCCCTGTCTAATATTTCAGCCTGTTTTGCTTCTTCATAGAATTCATTTAATACTTTTTCTTTTTCAAACTGATGTGCGTTTTGCTTATTTTTTCCAACGCTAACATCTGGCAAACCAGCATTTCTTCTTAATTTAGAATAAGCAACTTTTTCAAAGTCATCAACTTTTGTCAATAGTCTTTCTGTTAACTTTCCAAGCTGCTTTCCATTTATTCCAGCCTTACTTGCGGTTTTACGCAATTCGTCTGGGTCAGTAATTAAGCCAGTATTAACTCGTAACATAATATTTGAAAACGCTGATGTATCACCATCTTCTAAATTAGGATTTAAGAACTTTTCTATTTGTTCAATAGACAGAACTCTTGATTTAACCATTTCTAGACCGATGGTTTTTTTTCTAGCTCCAGTTGTTTTTGGATCAAAGTATTCAATAAGTAAATCGTTTACTTTTCCTTCGTTTCCTATTTTTTCAATATCTTTAGCAGCCGCTAACGATGCCCTTCTGTCTGTCATTACTTTAAGAGCAGCAGCGCCTAGCTTATCTTTGTCAAGTGTTTTGTATACTTCACTAAGATTGCCTACATTGCCAGATTGTATTTTCATTAACGCTTCTGTTGGATTTTTAGAAACATCTGGGTCTAGCAAGTGTTCAGCAATGTTTGTGTATACCTTACTGTCTAGTTCATCCATTTTTTTCTTTACAAACTCTGGATTTGTGCTTCTTCCTATTAACGCTGATGCGTTTCTTTTTTCTACATTAATTCTTTCTAAAAGCATTTTTGGATCGTTTTCTGCTTTTATGGTGTCTTTAATAATTGTTGAATATGAATTAAGAGATTGCTCTGCAACTCTTTCATTTTGAATTCCAACCAATTTTAAATACTGCTCTGTAGCTTTTTTATATACAGCGTTACCAGCATTAGATATTGATGCACTAAATTTCATAGCCTCATCAGCATCAATAGATGCAAGAACCTTACGATAGCTACCATTATTTGTGGTTATGGCTTTAATTTCTGTTTGTATTTCATTTAAGTCAAATGCTCCAGAATCAATTGCCGCGCTTACAGAATCTAGGTTTTGTCTAGCTTTTGCCTCAAAATCAATGCGAACTTGTTGGGCTTGTACTTTTCTAGCTGCATCACCAAAATATGTGCCAGGCTTTGCAAATAATTCAGATGGACTTAGACTTTGTTCTTGCGCTTTTAATACTTGCTCCATTGTTGGTGCGTTCTCTACACCATATTGAGCGCCTTCTCGTTGCGCTCTTTCTGCTGCTTCTTTAAATGCAAATCCAGCCAATCTATCTAGGGCAGAATTAATACCCTGAGTCGCGGCAACAGACTCTTTGAGATTAGCAAGGTCTAGACGTGGAACGTCTGCTGGCAGATAGCCAGTTGGTTGGTAGCGTGGAAGTTCTGCCATGATTTATATTAGAGTGGTTGTGGTTCTGTTGATGGAGCGCTACCCATTTTTGCGTACATAAACCCAGCAGATCCTAGCTTACCAGCGGCATCAAAATATCCAGCCTGTTCAGCAGTCTGACCAGCGCCTTGATATAGGCTTGATTGGATAAGACCGCTGCGCCTTGTCATGTCAGAATTTTGTAAAGCAAACATAAACTCTTTACCGCCTTTAGTATTGTTTATGGATTGTATTAATCCAGCCGATCCCTCAAAACCTTGTGTGCCACCAGCAAAGCCACGAGCCACTACAGCTGCGTTGGCTTGGTTGGTACGTCTAAGAATATCGTTAGCCTGTAACTCATACTGCACAGCTCTGCGGTCAGACTCAACCTCTGCTTGCTTTGCTTGCATTTGATACATCTTGTTTCGATCTTGGCCAGCCTTAATAGAGCCAGCCGCACTAGCAACTGTTAACGTAATAGCAATAGCCGTTACTGGGTCTTGATACTTTTGTCCAATATGCTTGTTTACTGCTGGGCCATTAAATGGATCACCGATTGGGCCATCAAAGTTTTTAAGGTCTTGTCTAGAAAATCTCATATTAAGTTCCCTGATGTGTTGCTACTTTGTACTCTAAACCGAGCAAGGTCATCTTTAATGGCACGTCTTGCTCAATTGTAATCTTGCCTTCAGTTGTATAACCTAAAAGTCCATGCATTGTTTTAGTGCCTGTGTACTCGTCAACCGCTTCATCAAGGATGTCACCAAACGCTCTGAATGGCACCTCAATCGTATTAATTTTCATGTGCTGGGTACTAGCCACCAACGCGTTAACCTCAACAATCCTCTTCTTAAATCCAATGCGTGTGCCTGTCTGTAGCTTTAGGTCTACCGGCATGGTTACCGCTTTTACAGAGATAGGTAAGCCTACCTCAAATTTAGTAGTTGATGAGCGTGGGAATGTAACTGTGCCACCGCCTGGTACTGTTTGGTTAGCCTGTACAGATCCATCAAGAATTACGTTAACTGTTTCTGTAGCTACATGGCTCATTGAGACAGATGCAGCAGCTCCACCAGTTTTAGCGCAGTCTGTCAGCAAGTCGTTATCAAATGCCTCTACAAAATATTGGAATGTGCCGTTTACATTGCGCTTGACTACCACATAGATGGTTGATATATCTACACCTACATCCACAAAGGATCCATCTACAGTAATAAACTCGGATGGGGCAATGACGTTTTGGGCGCGGAGTAATGAGAACACAGCCATCATGCCGTCATCTGCATTAGTAATTAGCAGTAAGTCGTTCTCATCAGTAGCCACAGACCTACGCAAAGCCATACGAGTTGGAGTACGCAAGAGATGGCCAGCAAGCAACGATATCTTCTGCGTGACGTATGTAAGCTGCGTATCAGTATAAGCAAACTCATTTAATGATTTCCCTTGTCGTTGTACAAACAGGGTGCCAGACTCTAACTGTTGAACCCTAACACCTTCTTTAA